CTCGATAGCCAGGAACATCGACATCCAGAACAGCAAGGGACGCGAGATCAGCCGCAACATGACATCACTGCTCACATGGTTCCAGGAACTCAAGGCGATGTATCCGGAACAGCCGCAGCTCGACCCGACGCTGACCGACTTCATCTCCGACGCGAAGGCCGGACTGTGACCATGCTCATGCGCGGCGGCACGAAGCGCGACGAAACGCGGCCGACCGACGGCGCGATCGTCGCACGGACTGCCGAGATGCTCGGCAAGCCGCTGCTGCCATGGCAGCGATACGTGGCCGACGTCGCCGGGGAAATCGACCCTGCCACCGGAACGTACTATTACGACCGTGTGGTACTTTCCACTCCGCGCCAGTGCGGCAAGAGCACGCTGATCGATACCGAGGACACACGCAACGCTCTGCTCGGCCCAGACCGGAAGATCTATTACCTCGCGCAGACCGGCAAGGACGCCGAGAAACATTTCAAGGACTTCGTGCAGCAGCTCTCAAAATCAAGGCTCGCGCCGTTCTCCCTCAAGCCGAGGCTTTCCAACGGCGGGATGGAGCAGCGTTTCCGCAACGGCAGCTTCATCTGCCCGCTGGCCGTGACCAAAGTGGCCGGCCATGGCACGCAGATGGACAAATTCACCATCGATGAGGCGTTCAGCCTGGACGACGAGACCGGCAAACTGATCCTCGACGGCATGGCCCCGACCATGAACACGAGACTGCACTTCACCGGCGTCCAGCCACAGATCTGGATAACCTCGACCGAAGGCACCGCAGACTCCACGTTCCTCAACGGCCTGCTCGACTCCTTCCGCGCCGGTAACGTGCCGAAACGCACCTGCTGGTTCGATTTCGGCATCCCCGACGACGCCGACCCCGAGGACTTCCAGACGATCCTGAAATGGCATCCCGCCGCCGGCCTGCTCTGGGACATCCGCCAATTGCGCGACTTCCGCGAACAGTTCGCCGGCAACGAGGCCGGCTGGGCGCGAGCCTTCGGCAACCGGCGCGACACCGGCGTGGCCGAACGCGTCATCCCCGACCAGCTGTGGCAATCCACGTTGGCCACGCCGGTCACGCCGGATCGGATCGACGGCCGACCCGTGGTGATAGCCGCCGCCGTGGACGTGGACGCCACGAACACGTCAGTCTCCGCCGCGATCGTCAACACGGACGGCACCGTGACCGTGCAATTGCTCGAAGTCCTGGACGGCACCGGCATGGCACCCGCCGAGATCACGAGAATCTGCGGCACCTACCACGCTCCCCTGGTCATGGACTGCAAGGGACCAAACGCCGACCTGCACGACCGGCTCGCATCCATGACCGACGAAGCCGGCGATCCGCTTATCGACTTCATCGGCATGCAATCATCCGACTACCTCGCGGTCGGCCAAGCATTCGTCAGCGGTCTGCGGAACCGGCTGATTCGCCATGCCGCCGATACCGAGCTCGACGCAAGCGCGGCCAGCTGCGCGAGGACGTGGAGCGGCGACGCATGGCGCGTCACACGGCGTGGCAGCACCGGGCTGACCTCGCCGATCGAATCATGCATGTTGGCGGCGTGGGGAGCGCATCACCTGCCATCTGACGGCACGTTGCAAATCTTCTGACGTGTCACCGTCTGTCACCGTTTGTCACCGTTTGTCACTGAATGTCACCGTTTTTTTGGCCATGACGTGCCGCCGCGCATACTCTCGGCGTCATGAATCTTTGGAAACGAATGAGGCTCGCAGGCCGCGTGCTCACGCGCGGCGCGGACGGCACGGACATGCCGGACGGCATCAAGCCACCGAAACGGGGGCCGGCCACCGAACCGTTGCAACTCTCAACCGTGTTCCGTGGCGTGCAGGTGCTTCAGACCGCCATCACCGGCCTGCCGATCGTGGAACAGCGCGGCGGCCGTGACCTGCCGGACGTGAGCCCCATGGTGTTGCAGCCGGACGTGTCTCGTTCACGCCGTGATTTCATCGCCGACATCGTGGCCTCTCTCGTGCTCGACGGCAACGCCTTCACGCGCATCGTGCGCGATTGGAAAGGCGAGATCGTCACCTGCGAGATGCTGCCGCCGCAATACGTGACCGTCACCGACGAAAGCGACGACCCGGCACGCCCCGACCTGCGGTTCTCCTATCTCGGCCATGCCTACACCGCCGATGACGTCGTGCACAGCAAATTCCTCAACGTGCCCGGCCGACTGCGCGGCCTCGGCCCCATCTCGGCGGCACGCGAGGAGATCGAGGCCGCGCAGCTCGCCCGCGACTACAAGGCGAAGTTCTTCACGGACGGCTCGAACCTCAAGGGCTATCTGCGCACCACCGAGAACGTCACGAAGGAAACCGCGCAGATAGCGAAGGACGCATGGAAGAGCGACGGCACAGCCGGAGACATCAAGGTGGTCGGCAAAGCCCTGGAATATGTGCCACTCGACATGAAACCCGCCGACCTGCAATTCCTTGAGACGCAGAAGTTCGACACCACGCAGATCGCCCGTCTGCTCGGCATCCCGGCAAGCATCATGCTCGCCGCAGTCGATGGCTCGAACCTCACCTACAGCAACATCGAACAGTCGTGGATAGAGTTCGCCGACTACACGCTGGCCGCCTACACCGGCGAGATCGAGGAAATCTTCAACCGTCTGCTGCCGCGCGGCCGGACCGCGAAATTCGATTGGGACAGCTCGCAGCGCGCGAACATGAGCGACCGATATACGGCCTACAAGACAGCCATCGAGGCCGGTTTCCTCACCGTCGATGACGTGAGACGCAAGGAAGGACTGCCGGAACTCACGAAAGGAGAAGACCAATGAACATCGAGAAACGCGAAATCGCATGGAAGGGCCTGACACTCCGCTCCGCCGACGACGAGGGCACAACCTCCGTCGAGGGCGTGGCCGTGCCGTTCGGCGACATCATCGACACATGGGACGGAGCCGAGACCTTCGACCGAGAATGCGAGTTCCAGGGACTTGACGAGGCGAAACTGTGCTTCGAGCACGGCGAGACCATCGGCCGCATCACCAAAGCGGAAAGCACGGACGACGGACTGCACATCACCGCGCGGATCAGCGACACGGCACGCGGCCGCGACGCGATGACCCTGATCCGTGACGGCGTGCTCGACAGCTTCTCGGTCGGATTCATCCCGCTCGAATCGCAGAAGGACCGCGACGGCATCACACACCGCCGCAAGGTCCGCCTGCTTGAGACCAGCATCGTGAGCTGGCCGGCCTACCAGAACGCGAAAATGACCAAATCAGCGGCACCAGCCGTGCAACAAAGGAAGGAAACCATGGAGAACAACGAACTGATGGACCTGATACAGTCCATGCAGGAGGAACAGCGCGGCATCAAGGCCGAGATCAGCAAGATGGGCGCGAAACCGGCGCCGGCTGCCATCGGCGCGGCGTACCGGAGCCACGGCGAATACATGCAGGCCCTCGCGCGAGGCGACGAGCAGGCCATGGCCGTGATGAAGGAATGCCGCGACCTGATCTCGACCAAGGACACCGGCAACACCGCCACCTGGATCGCCGATGACCTCAAACTGATCGAGGAACGCCGCAAAGTCTCCCAGCTCCTGGCACATGACACGCTCCCGTCGACCGGCATGAGCATGGAATACCATGTCGTGACCTCCGACACCAGCGCCGTCGGCAAACAGGAGACGGAAGGCACCGATCTTTCCTTCGGAAAAATCAGCTTCGGCACCAAGACCGCCAGCATCGACACCTACGGCGGCTACACCACCCTGAGCCGCCAGACCATCGAACGCAGCACCACGCCGATGCTCAACACCGCGATCACCGCGTTGCAGAACGCTTACGCGAAGGCCACCGAGAAGGCAGTGCGCGACCATCTGTATGCGGAGATCAAGGCTCAGCGCGACGCGTCCAAGGACGCCAACAAGATCGACGCCCCGCAGCTGGCGAACATGACCATCGACGATTGGGTGTCCCTCATCATCGACGCGTCCGAACTGGCCGACGACCGCAACGTGTCGCTGACACGCCTCGCGGTCTCCAAAGACGTACTCAAGGCATTGGTGAAGCTCAAGGACACCGGTGACCGGTTCTTCAACCTCAGCGGCGACGGGTCGGACACCATCGGAAGTTTCGACCTGACCGGCGTGGCCGGCACGTTCATGCGCGTCCCGGTCGTGCTGCTGCCGAACGCCGATGCCGGATTGGCCAGTTTCATCGATCCCGCCGCCGTGACCGTCTGGGAGTCCGGCGGCCCGGCGCAGCTGACCGACGGGAACGTGACCGGCCTGACCAACAGCTACAGCGTCTACGGATACATGGCGGTGGCCACGACCCATGCGGACGGCCTGATTCCGGTGAAGTTCGCCACGGCATGATGATCGCTGACAACATCCTGCTGCAACGGCTCCGCGACGAGGTCGGAGTGCCGGCCGGAGAGGACGAACGGCTCACGGTCAAACTCGCGGCGGCGCGCCGATACGTCGCGCACGCGGTCGGCGCCACCGCCGTCGATGACGATTTGCTGGCCGATTGCATCGTCTCCTGCGCGGCGGACCTGTTCAACATGCGTGACGCGCGCCTGGGCGTGATGGACGTGGGCGACTCGACCGTGGAACCATTCAGGATCTCCACCGACCCGCTCCGCTCGGTCTGGCCGAAACTCCGCGCCGCCGGCGTGCTCACCGGGGGCATGGTGATCGCATGAACATCCAGGAACAACGCGCCGCGCTGATGAACACGCTCACCGACATGCTCGATGGACTGGTCAGCAGCGTCAGCATCGACGCCCAACTGATCCGCCCCGCCGCCGGCAAAGTCGCGGTGTTCATCGAACCGCCAACCGTGGAATGGCCATCATGGGGCCCGCCAGAACCGGTCTGGACGTTGGACGTCATCGCCGGCACGCCGGCCACACAGCCATCCGCAGTCGATGACATCCTCACAGCGCTCGACCGGCTCGCCGACAAGGGCCTGAACCTTCAGAAGGCCACACCGGCAAGCTGGAACCTGGCCGGCGCCGGCACGCTCGCGGCCTACCAGGTCACATTGAACGCCCTGGAAACCGAATAAGACAAGGAAAGGAAAACAATCATGGCTGGAAAGATCCGCACGCTCGGACCAGGCATCTTCAAAATCACCGACACGGAAAATGGACGCGATTTCAGTGCCGACTTGACGAAAGCGCAGCTGAATCCCTCGAACAGCAGCGACGACCCGACCACCTACCTCGACGGATCAGAGGAGACGAACACCACGACCACGTGGACGTTCGAGGGCACCGTCGGCGACGACTTCAGCGAGGACGGTCTGGCCGTCTGGCTCTTCGACCACAAGGGCGAGACGCTGCCGGCCCAGTTCGTCCCGAACACGAACGGCAAGATCCAGTGGACCTTCAACGTCACCATCGCGCCAATCGCCATCGGCGGCGACGTCAAATCGAAGAACACGAACGATCTGAGCTTCGCCGTCACGAACGTCGACCACACACCGTACACGGGCAAGTGATGGCCGGCAAGGCATTGATGGTCGTCGGCCAGAAACGCTTCGTGCAGACGATGCGCAAGGCCGGCGCGGACATGGACGACCTGAAGGAAGTGAACCGCGAGGCCGCGCAGATCGCTCTGCCCGCCGTCCGCAACCTCGCCCCACGAGGCAAGACCGGCCGGCTGGCCGGCAGCCTGCGTGTCGGAGCGACGAAACGCGCCGGCGTCATCCGCGCCGGCCGCAAGGCCGTGCCATACGCGGGCCCAGTCAACTACGGGTGGCCAGCCCGCCGCATAAAACCGCGTCTCTTCGTCAACAACGGCGTCGCCTCCACCGAGGGCCAATGGCAAAAGGTCTACAAGGACTTCATCGACAAGACATTGAAGCAAGTGAAAGGAAAATAATGGCAACCACGAGAATCACCTACACGGACGGTACCAGCGAACTCGTGCCGATCACGATGCGCGCGACATGCAAGGCCGAGGCGCACGCCATCGACGCGGGCTGGGGGCCAATCACCCAGTCCCCCGTCCGTTCCGGCGCGTACGCGGCCTACGCGGCCCTGCGCATGACTGGGCGCACCATGCCTGATTTCGAGCATTGGCTGGACACCGTGGCGTCCTTCGACCTTGCGGCACCGAAGGAGGAGCCGGAAGAGGGAAACCCTACGGAGGACTAGCCGCGTGGCCCCAAGACTCGCTCGGCCGTCTCTCGTTCCTCCTGGCGAGCCGGTTCGGCGGCACGCCATGGCAATGGAGGAACGAGGCCGACGAATTGGATTGGGGCACCGGACTGGCCGAACTGCTCAAGGAAGCGGAAGAAACACCGAAGGAGTGAACCATGGCGCACAGCGCGATCATGAGCGTGCGCATCACCGGCAACGCCGATGATGCCGTCAAGGCGTTCGAGAAGACCACCACGAAGGCGGCCGCTTTCGGCAGCGCCATCGGCGGATTGGCCGTCAAGGGCGTGACCGCGCTGTGGGACACGGTGAAGGGCTTCGCCGGCGACGTGGTGAACATGTCGGACAGCACCGACAAGTTCATGAACACCATGAGCTTCGCCGGCATCGACACCAAAGCCGTGCAGGCAGCAGCGAAGGAAACACGCAAATACGCCGACGCCACCGTGTACGGCCTCGATGACATCCAGAACACCACCGCGCAGCTCGCGGCAAACGGCATCGGCAACTACATGGAACTGACCGAAGCCGCAGGAAACCTCAACGCCGTCGCCGGAGGCAACGCCGACAGTTTCAAAAGCGTCGCGATGATGCTCACGCAGACCGCCGGCGCGGGAAAACTCACCACGGAGAACTGGAACCAACTCGCCGACGCCATTCCGGGCGCGTCCGGCAAACTCCAGGAGGCGCTGCTGAAGAACGGCGCGTACGCAGGCAACTTCCGCGACGCTATGTCCAAGGGCGAGATCACCGCAGACGAGTTCAACAAGGCGCTCATGGACCTCGGCATGACCGACGTGGCGAAACAGGCCGCGACATCGACCAGCACCATCGAGGGAGCCATGGGAAACCTCGAAGCAGCCGTCACCGGAGGTCTGACCGACGCGTTCAACCTGTTCAAACCGGCTGTCACCGGCGGCATCAACGCGGCCGCGACGGCAATCACAAACCTCGCGCAGACCGGCACGCAGGGATTGCAGACGTTCTTCACACAGGTCAAGGACACCGGAGCGTTCAACGCATTGCAGACGGCCGCGCAGTCGGCCGGCGGCGGCCTGCAATCATTGTGGACCGGCATCATGGCCGTCGTGAACGCGATGACCGGAGGACAGCCGGCCGGAACCTCGTTCGGCAACGTGCTCAACGCCGTCGCCACGGCCGCGCAAACGGTCGGCGGCTGGCTGAAGACCGCAGGCGACTGGATCAGTCGAAACACGGAGCTAGTGACGCCACTCGTGGCCGCCGTTGGCGGCGCCGTGGCGGCCGTCACTGCCGTCACCACCGCCATGCGGATTGCCGCCGTCGCTCAGGCACTGCTCAACGCGGTCATGGCCGCGAACCCGATCATGCTGGTCATCACGCTCATCGCCGCGCTCGTGGCCGGACTCACCTCCTTCTTCACCTGCACCGCCGCCGGCAAGGCCGTCTGGTCGAGCTTCACAAGTTTCCTGTCCGGCTGCGTGCAGGGCATCATCGGCTTCTTCTCCGGTCTCGGCTCCACCATCGTCAACATCTTCAACTCGGCCGCGAACGGTGCCAGGAACGCGTGGAACGGCGTCGTCTCATGGTTCCGTGGCATCCCGGGCACAATCGGCGGCTTCTTCTCCGGAGCCGGCACACTGCTCTACAACGCCGGCGCGAGCATCATCAGCGGATTCCTCAACGGCCTCAAATCGATGTGGAGCAACGTGACCGGCTGGATCAGCGGCATCGGCGACTGGATCAAGGCCCACAAGGGCCCGATCAGCTACGACCGGAGGTTGCTCATCCCCGCCGGCCAGGCCATCATGACCGGTTTCGCACAGGGCCTCAACAACGGGTTTGACAGCAGTGTTGAAACCGCTATCAGCCGCGCCAACCGCCGTCTCGCCACCATGCCGCTCAACGTCGCGGCCGCCACGACCGGCGACCGGCCCGCCGTCACGAACAACTGGAACGTGGAGATCAACGGCGAGGTCATCGACAAGGACGGCACCGCCAAGGCCATCAAACGACTCCTGGCCGACTACGACGCAAGGAGGTCATGAGATGCAGCAGTGCTTCATGTTCATCGACACCGGCAACGGCTGGACACCGGTGAACGACTCCGCCAAGGACATCGCAGCCCTCGACTCTTTCACTATCCAGTGGGGAAGCGACAGCATCGACGAACAACCCGAACCTGCCGTGATGAACTTCACCCTGCGCGACAAGACCGGACGGCTCGCAGGCCAGGCATTGACATTGGCCGGCATGAAAGTGATCATGCAGTTCTCCGATCAACCCAGATGGCAAGATCTTCAGCCGTCGATGGGCGGCTGGGAAGATCTGCGCATCCCGATCGACTCGCTGCACCGCGCTTACTCCCCCGGCTCGCCGGAATCCACCGACTCGCCCGCCTCTACGATGTTCGCCGGCACCGTCTCCACCGGCGGCAGCATCGAACCGGCCAGCGACGGCGGGTGGCTGCTCAAACTCTCCGCCACATCGAGGATGGCCGTGTGGAAGCGTCTGCAATCACAAGGACCGACAGACACGGCCGCGAAATGGGACGGCGCGCACTGGATAGGCACGCCATCCGCACGACTCAAGGAGATGAACCGCAGGGCCTCGGCGCAGGGAGCGCCGGAAGCCCAACTGGACGGGCTCGCCCTGGCGTCAAGCGTCGCGCCATACACGCCATCCGACCACCCATCGCAGCTCGACCTGCTGCACCGGCTCACCGCCGGGCCACGACTTCCGCAATGGCATGAGGTCTACGCCGGCGCGGCATCAACCCTCAGGCCGCTGTTCCTCGCCGACCCGATCGCCGTGCACCTGTCAACCGATGGCCGACTCAACGTCCTCGCCGACGGCGCGACACGACACGCGCTCTCGGCGGCCGACATCGAGGCATCGACGGATCTGAGCATCACCGAACCTTTGACACAGGTCGTCATCAACGCGAAACGCGTCAAATCGGACAACGGCAAGCTTTCTTTCGACGACGTGGAGATCACGATGGGAGACCAGAACCGCCTTCCACCACAATTGACCGCCATGCAGAAGAGCCTCACCATCGATTCCGACATGCTCGCCGTGGACGACTCGGGCGGCGTATGGAACAGCGGCGGTACCTCGACCGTCAGCGACACGGACCGCGTCAACATCGCGCAATGGCTCGAATCGCACGACCTGCGCATGGTCCCGGAGACAGTGACGTTCAACAGCACTCGACTCGACCCGGCACAACTTCCATGGCTGTACAAGGCAAGTCCATCCGGCCCGTTCATCATCGTCAAGGCCAAGGCGTCGGCCCTGACCGGCTCAGATGGCCGACCGGCCTTCACCGGCCCCACCACGACCATCGGCGGGACGCTCTCATACCGGTGGCGCAACGGCAAACCGACACTCACCCAGGAAGCGACGCTGGCCGCGCTCCGGCCGCTGCTGACGAAACAGATCACATGGGCCGACCTGCCCACCCTCAGCTGGCAGCAGCTCGACCTGCACATCTGCGACCTCTCGATGATCCAGATCATCGACACTTCTTCACCCACCGCCGAAAAGGAAGGAACACAATGACAGCAACAACA